GGTTATAATTATATTATTGATAGATTAAGAAGCAGAGAACAGATAAAAAAAGTAACTAGAAATGGAAAAGAAAGACGTTTAGCATCATTTTTATCATTAAAATCTTTTGGTTATACTGATTTACAAATTCCAATTGAAGCATTAAATATAATATATCCTTATGATGGTTTAGAAGATTTAGTAAAAAATATAAATCCGTTGGAACATATTCAAGAAGAAGAAGAAGATATAGATGATATTTCACCACAAATTGGTTATCCAGAAAAGGAAATTGTTGAAGAAATAGATGATATAATAAATAGTGGTCCGCAAATGATAAAACAAATAATACCAATTAATTCTGAATTAGAATCAGAACCTGGAGTTACGGAAGGTATAGAGGCTGATGAAAAATTATTTGATAGAGTTGTAGAAACTGATGTTAGAAATTTTAAAAGTTTACATGATAAAACAAAACCTGAAAAAATAAATAAAACAAATTCTATATTTGATACTTTAGATGAAGATTTAGAAGAAGACAATTTAAGTAATGATGTTTTATCTATAAACAAAAAAATAATGACTCCATACAAAGAACCAATTGTTAGTAAAATGAAAACAACTAGTTTCAAAAATTCTTTGATTCCAAAAAATAAAAAAAGTTCTGAAGGGGATCACATCATAGAAGGAATAACAGAATCAGATTTGCCAAATGATAATAAAAAGGGTGGTACAAACGATAGTAATTCAAAAAGTAATAATAATGAAAAATTATATATAGATCCAAAAGAATTAACAGGAACACAAGGATTAAAGAGAATAATGAATTATGTAGATTCAAAAACTCCAGCAATAAAAGGTGATTTTGAGTATAAAGAAGGAGTTACACGTGTTTTTAATACTAATGAAATAGGAAAATATAGTTCAAAAATAAAAAATGTTTGTGATTATATTTATGATAAAAGAAATAATAAAGTTTCAGATGGAATTATATTGGTTTATTCTTCATATATTGATGCTGGAATAATTCCTATGGCATTAGCATTAGAAGAAATGGGATTTACAAGACTTCAAAAACCTTTATTCAAAAAACCACCTTCACCAGTAGTTGACGTTAGAACAATGAAACCATCTGAATCTAAAAAAGATTTTAAACCGGCGCGTTATATTATGATAACAGGAGATCCTCGTATATCTCCAAATAATGATGCCGATGTAAAAGCAATAACCTCAGATGATAATATTAATGGTGAAAAAATAAAGGTAGTTTTAATTTCTCAAGCAGGGTCAGAAGGTTTAGATTTTAAAGCAATACGTCAAGTTCATATATTAGAACCTTGGTATAATATAAATAGAATAGAACAGATTAAAGGAAGAGCAGTGCGAAATTTTTCACACAAAGATTTACCATTTGAAAAAAGAAATGTTCAAATATTTTTATATGGAACAATTTTAAAAAATTCTGAAGAAGAAGCGGCAGATTTATATATTTATCGTATTTCTGAATTAAAAGCAGTAAAAATAGGTAAGGTATCAAGATTATTAAAACAAACAGCAGTAGATTGTATAATAAATCATGAACAAATAGAATTTACATCAGATAATTTTTTGAAAATAGAGGAGAATAGAGATATATTTCAGATTTTATCTGATCATCAGAAATTGGATAATTTTAAAATAGGAGATATGGATAATTCAGCAACATGTGATTTTATGTCATGTGAATTTAAATGTTTACCGGATATAAAATTAGAAGATTCAATATTAAATACAGATACATATAACGAGACTTTTATGTTAATAAATTCAGATAAAATCATTCAAAAAATAAAATCTTTAATGAAAATGCGTTTTTTTTATAAAAAGAAAGATTTATTTCAATTAATAAATATACCAAAAAAATATCCAACATCACAAATATATGCCGCTTTAACACAAATAATAACTGATAATACAGAATATATATTAGATAAATATGATAGGACTGGTTATTTAATAAATATAGGAGACTATTATTTGTTTCAACCTAGTGAGTTAAATTATAAGAACATATCAATATTTGATCGTTCAGTTCCAATTGATTATAAACATAATATGATACATTTTGAGATAAAATCAAATTTAGTAAAACCAGTTATAGATAAAAGAAATATTGAAGAAAATGTTATAGATGAAGAAGAAGATATTAGAGAAAGTAAATTAGATGGAAAGAAAGTATTGGAATTAATGTATGACAATTATAATTTAGCGCTGGAAACAACAAAAGTAAAAAGAGGAAATGATAACTGGTACCAACATAGCGGTATTATAATTAGAAAAATGTCAAAAGAGGATATAGTAAAAGCAGATTCAGAACAAGAAAGGTTAGAAATATTAGAAGATTTTTTAATAGAACATATAGTGGATAGTTTAATGATGAATGAAAAAGTAGATTTATTAAATTATATTTATGGAAATAAAAATATTATAGTTTTTTCAGATAACAAAATAAAAAATGAAAGAATAAAAAGATTTTTTGGTAAAGCAAAAAAATATTTACTTACAAAAATTATAGTCTCAAAAGGAATAACGGGCATAGTAATTTTTAACGGACCTTCTCGTGTTGAAAATTTGAATATATATATATTAGACAATAATAAATGGATAGAAGGAGGACAAGAAGATAAAAGAGACTTAGAAGATGCTATATTAAGAAAATATAAATTAAAATCAAATTTGAATCATTATGTTGGATTTATTGGGTTTGAAACTAACAAAAAATATATGGTATACAAGGTAAAAGATACAGAAAATGAACGCAGTACAGGTTTCCGGTGTGATCAATCAGGAAAAGATAAAATAATAAAATTATTAAATGATATAGAATCGGATGAAAAATATGCCTCTAAGCTTACAAAAGATGGTGCGTTTGAATTATGTGTTAGACAAGAATTTACATTGAGAAGTTTTGAAAGAGAGAAATTAGATAATAAAACATGGTTTTTAGATACTGAAACCGCAATAATAAATGAATTTGAAAAAAAGGAAAAACTAAAGAAATGATTTTTTTAAAATAAAATAAAATTGAAAATAAAATTAATTAAAAGAATAAATATATAAGAAATATATAATGGAGCCTGTTGTTAAAATTCCTAAACCAAAGTATAGACAAAAAGAAATTAAAACTGTTTATAGTCCTTGCCAGATTACAAAAAATATAATTTTACCAATGACGGCAATAGGTAAGAATTTACAACAAACATTAGAAAGTACAATTGCTAAAATGGTAGGTGGAAAGTGTATTGTAGAAGGATATGTAAAACCAGGGTCTATTAAAATAATAACATTTTCAAGTGGAATTGTAAAAGGAGAAAATATATTGTTTGATGTTGTATTCAATTGCGAGGTATGTTATCCAGTTGCTGGTATGAATTTAAATTGTATAGCAAAAAACATAACTAAAGCTGGTATAAGGGCTGAAAGTGAAGATGAACAACCAAGTCCTTTTATTCTATTTATTGCTAGAGACCACTATTATGCGAGCGACTATTTTAATTCAGTTGAAGAAAATGAAAAATTTGTAGCAAGAGTAATAGCACAAAGATTTGAATTGAATGATAAATATGTTTCTATAATTGCTGAATTGGTGCCACCTGTATATGGAAAGAAGGATATAAAACCAAGACTTGTATTAGAATAAAAAATTATTTATTTTTTTGTCCTCGTTCTAAATTATTAATATTCGTATATTTAGGTTCAAAATAGTTAATAACTTTATCAACTATTAGTTGGGTATCGGAATTGCCACATGTGAATACATCTAAAGCAATATAATTATATTCTGGCCATGTATGAATACTTAAATGTGATTCTGATAATAAATAAATAGCAGTAAAAGCACCCTTATTATCAAAATTATGCCATGAAATATTTAATAGTGAAATATTAGCTTGATCAAAACATTCTTTTATAAAAGAGTTCCATTTTTCAATAGATTCATCATTTTTATTAATATTAATAAATTTATCAGAATTTATATCAAACATATCAACGATAATATGTTTTCCAATCATTATAATAAATATTACAAATAATTAATAAAAAAATCCTTTACGAATCTTTTTAATAAACGTTTTATAATAATAAAAAATTTGTAAACTATTTAAAGCAAAAATAATATATATTTATAAATGGAAGTAGAAATTGAAGAATATGATTATGCCAAGTTAAATAATATTAGAGAACAAATAGAAAATATGTCAAAATTTAATCAAATAGAGATTCTTAGGGTATTAACAAATTATAAAGATGTAATTATAAATGAGAATAAATATGGAATTCATATAAATTTAAGTGAATTACCTTCAAAAATAATTAATGATTTATTAATGTATATAAAATACGTAAATAATCAAGAATTATATTTGAATAATGCTGAGAAAGAAAAAGAGAAATATAAAAATACATTTTTTTTAAAAGATAATAAAGATATCACTACATAATACGTAAATATGCTAACAGAATTAAATAATATTATTATAAAGAATGAATTAGTTATTGAGGAAATACAAGATTATATGTTTACTTCAAAGAATTTAACAAGATATACTAAACATATGATCAATAAAACAACTCCATTAAATCAATCTTTTTTAAAAGAAAATAAATATAATAAAAAAGAACTTAAAGAAAATTATGAAAAGGATAAAAAAAAAATATCAGAAAAAAATTATAAACCGAAACAAAAAGACTCCTTATTTTGGTGTTTGTATATTTTAAAACACGGTTATTCAAATTATGAAATAGAGATAAACAACCAATATTTTGTTATAGAAAAAAAGGAAAAATTCAAATACATTGAGATGTTAAGAAATAATAAAAATATAATTAAATTACACAAAATTAAACCATTTACTGAATTAGAAGATGATTTAGCAAATAAAGATAAAATATCTGTAAAGACATTTTTTGCTCTTTGTATTCTTGAAAAAATTAATGTATTATTAGTTGACAAAAGAAAAATATATGAAATAACATGTATAGATATTGACAATAATCATCCAGTTAATATTATTCATAGAAATAGTAATACTTTGGAACATTATATAGAATTAAATGTTACAAATGATGTTATTAATAATTATAGAAATACATATTATAAAATGAGTAGTTTTGATTCATATTTAAAAGCGATGAGTTCCTATAAATTAGAAGAATTAATTGATTTATGTAAAAAATTAGATATAAATATTGAAGTAAACAGTAATGAAAAGAAAAAGACAAAAAAGGATATTTATCAGCTTTTAGTGTTAAATTATTAAAAAAATTGAATAATAATTATAACGATGTAAAAAAAATATGTATAGGTATATATATAGAAAATGATTAATCAAAGAAAGAAGGAACAGTACAA